TCCTTGTGATCCGAAAACACCACGCCAGTTAGAGACACCGAATGAGTATCTTTCTCTAGCTCTGTATCTGATGTTACCTGTTGAAAATTCAGGTTCCATTGTGGTTTCCATTCCAGTTCTTTGGAACATTTTTAAACCTTCACCATCAGCGTTCACAGATGTCATAATGAAATATGCATCAGGATCGTTTAGATAATGGTTTACTGAGAAACCGTTAGGTACAGAAGACTGATTTCTAATTGAGTTGATGTCATTGTCAGAAGTTCCTACTCTACCCGGAGTATTTAATAGCCTATCAGCTACAAATGTGAGTTGAGGTGGAACAATTAACTTGTCAGGTCTTACTGCAATAGTAAGATTTCTGTCATCAACAAAAGTTGAAATGTCAATTATGTTGTCTTCTAAAGAAGTTTCGTTCAAGTCAGCCATTGTTGTTGCTCTGTTAGCAGCAGTACCACCACCCGCAAGCGGATGAGCAGTAGAAATCAATGTTTGACCATCACCAATAGTGTAATCAGTATCGAACGCATTGTTTAATACATTTGCACCTTTTACTTCTTTAGTGTGTTGCATGGATCGAGCTAAGGCTTTTGTATACCTTCTGCCTAATTGGTCATACAAGTTATCTTCGATTGCTTCTTCAGTTAATGCAAAAGCAAGAGCCACAGTTTCGTGTGTATATCTTGCAGTATAGCCTTCTGAAGCATTATCAAAGTTAACGCCTGCACCCTCTTCCTTGACAGGAGCAGCACCGAATCCAACAACCAATACTTCTTCTTCAAAGGCTCTTTCAGAGTCTTCTACAGAATACAGTTCTTCATACTCGTTGTTGTATTCGTCATATTCTAGCCCAAATAAAGCATTTAGACCCGGTTCTAGTTCTTTCGCAAGTTGCGATCTACTTATAGCCATTTGTCACCTACCTTATGCTAGACCTGCGGATTTTACGCCACAGATATGATTTTGAATTACGCATAATACATTAGTATTAGCACTACCTACATCTTCGTTGTCAGGGTCTTGAGAAATGTCAATAGCCTTCAAAGGAAGAGTTGTTGTTGTCGCACCTGTTGTGACATCTAGTTCTACTCCTGAAATACCTGTATAGGTGCTTCCTGAGTTAGTGTCAACAATATCAAAGTTACCAAACAGATCAGCCACTGGGAAAGTGTCGTCTGCCTGAACTTCAAATACTGTTTCAGGGTCGTCTACGATAAATGCAATTATATCTGAAGCATTAGTGCTTGCAGGATAGTAGTTGCTAAATATCTGCTCGGATGTTGTTGGGTCTGTGTACATACAGCCATTAAAAACTCCTACAACAGGAACGCTACTGCTAGCAGCAGCTCTTTCAACGGTTCCACCTGTGACTTGTTTCACGATGTCGCCTTGAAAGATTGAAGTTCCGTAGTTTGCAGCAATTCTATAACGGCTTTGTCCGCCTGAATAGGGTGAGCCACCCATCATTCTTACAGGTTTCAGACCAAATGAAGCGTCTTTATTCGCCATGTTAGTTACCTACCTTTTTTTTCCAAATGATACATTCGATTTTCTATCGGAAGAATACTTCACATACTTGTTATTGCCTTGAACTTCACTGAACATTGTATTATCAAGAGCTTGGTTCTGTTGAACATTTCTGTTCTTGTAATGCTCGTTCCGTTCTTTGACAGTTTCTGTTGGTATTTTAGCCAATATCAAACCACCTACGCTTATGACACCTGCATGTCTTCCATGTTCGATTGTAGGTAAAGGGAAATCAGGCATTTCGTCTTGTCGGACAAACTCCCATCCTTCTCTCATTCGGGCAGAAACATTGTTCCTGTCCTCTACTCCTACATACTCTGCCCTAATCCAACGGTATTGATAACCATCGGGTGCAGGTGGAGTCTCTAACATCCTTGCAGGTTGCCAAGGCTTTCTTCTAGCATTTTTATCGTGTTGCTCTTCGTCACGAGATGTACGGGTTACATTATCAATCGCATCTAAATCCATTATTTTGCTCCTTCTATTTTCATCATCTCTTTGCCTACACGCTTGAGCCACTCTTCGTTACTCATGCCATAAGGCTTTAAGTTGCTTTTAACAGAAGCATGGTTAGAATTAATCCTAATTCCGCTTCTCTTCCCTTGTGCTTTTTGACGGCTTCCAGTAGAAGCTGAAGCTACTCTCTGCACAGATGAGTTCGCTTCCTTGCTGTCGTTAGGTTCAACCATATCAGGGTAAACCTTCTTTAATCTGTTGTCTAACTCTTCGTAATACTCTTCACTAGAGCCATCGTAACCTTCAGCTTCGAGGTCCTCATGTATTCCCATAGCAGTGTAAGTTTTTACTCTGTCTTTTTGGAACCATGTGTTCTTCTCTGCCCAAGCTAACGCTTTAGAGTCAGGCTTAGGTTTATCATACACTGAAGTTTGATTGTTTGGAACACTTTGTTGTGTTGGTTGTTGCACAGGTTGTTCCGCTTGAAAGCTGTGTTGTTCTTGTTGCATTTTTGCCAATCTGACCCTTTCTTCTTCAAGGGACACTTTGTTCAATAATTCAACGCTTTTAAGCTCAAGCTCGGCATCATTAGTTTCTCTTGCTTTTTTGTACAAGTCTTCTGCTTGTTGCCTTTGGGACTTCACACGATTTTCATATTCATCGGTGTAGCTTTTATCCAAGGCTGATGCTTTGGTTTTCACTGTGTTGTATTCACTGGCTAGTGAATAATATTTGTTTTCCGCTTGTGAAGCTCTTTCTTCAGCCAAACGAATTCTTTCGTTTAACTTGTTTATTCTTTTGCTTACACCACGGGTGTATTTATCAAGTTCATCATCTCCGCCTGAGTCGGTTGATGCCTCTTGAGTCTCTTCAGGAATTTCTACAGATTCTGTAGCTTCCTGTTGATCGTCAAGTTGAACCTGAAGTTCTTCGTTTGTTTCTTCAATCATATGATCTCCTATGCTGAAACGATGTCATCAGGGTTAAGAATGGTAGCAATGACTTCATCATCATTAATAATTCTGACTTCGCTATCATCCGCCAATTTAAACCTAGAGCCTGCATATCTGCCTATAAGCACCCACTGACCCTTTTCGCACCAAGGAGTTTTATCTCTAAACCTTCTTTCATCTTGGTAACATTCAGGACCCATGGCTACTACATAAGCAACTACAGTCGCTAAGGTTTCCTTTTCTATGGTTTCCTTTGTCAGTAAGATGCCACCTTCGGTAACACCTTTACCTCTATAAGGTAAAACCAAAATACGCCAACCAGTTGGTTGAGGCATTCTTTCGACAACACTTTTGTCAATCAATGATGGGTCTAAAACCCTGTCATCTTCTTTTACAAAAGCCTCATCTAAACTTATTGTATCCTCTTCTTTCTCTACTTTAACTTCTTTAGTCATCGACAATATCTCCTTCGTCATGTAAGTGTTCTTTTATCTTATCATGAATATAGGATATTGCTGAGATTTCTCCCATTAAAAATTGATAATTTTCCATGTCTTTTACTCCACCTGACATGACGATATCGTGAACTTGCTCCTCTCTACTTTTTAAATCTTTTCTCAGAGCATGAATAAAATCATACTTGTCCATAGATTAATACACTCCACTGAAATTATTGCCTCTTAAAGCAGCTCCTTTTCCTCTGCTTTTGCCTTTACCGCTGCCCGGTTTGAATGGTTCAACCTTGACCTTTTTTGGCTGAGACAATGGAATGCTTCCTTGACCTTTTATTTTTAGGCTAGTTTTTGCTTTCATTGTTTACTCCTGTTAATAGATTAATTATACCTGTTTACTTTTTAGTAGTAGGCTTTTTCTTTGCAACTGTTTTTTTCTTTGCAACTGTTTTTTTCTTCGCAGGAGCTTTTTTAGTTTTTGGCTTAGGTGCTTCTTCTACAACCACTTCTGCTTCAGGTTCCATAACCTCAATGCTTTTTAACATGGCTTCTGCATTTTGCTCTTTAGCTTTTTGAAGCATTTTCTTTTCTTTTATCTGCTCCTGAATTTTTTTGTTGATTGAACTTGTCATTTATTCATCCTCGCTTGTAAGTCGATTAATTTTAACTCAGCCTGTTGTCTAAGTCTTTCTTTTGCAATGTCATTTTTTTCTGATGCATTCATTGCCTGTTGATCTGCTTTTTGTTGTTGTAATTGCAGTTCAGCAGATGTTTCCATGGCATCTTGTTGCTCTTTAGAGGCAAACTGTTGGTTTTTCAACTCTATCTCTTTATCACGCAAGCCAAGTTCTTGTTGTCTAATAGCGACCAATGGGTCTTGCTGTGGTGGTGGTTGAATTGAAGCCAAGAACTCACTTGAAAGTTGTGCCAAGATTGGAGAACTCATGCTTTCTATAATGCCTTGCACTTGTTGTTGCACCATCATTTGTGATTGTGGATCAAGTGTTTGTGCCTGTTGCATCATTTCTTGTATCTGTTGTTGTGCTTCAGGTGGCATTTGTTGTTCTGCTATTTGATTTGCTAAAAATTGTAAATGTTGCATGACATGAGCAATGATTACAGATTGAAGCTGTGGATTCATTTGCACGCCTTGTGTTAGAAACAAACTTTTGTGTGCCTCTATGTGTGCTTCATGGTTTTGTTCTGCAAAAGCATTAGCAGGAATTCCTTGTAATAAGCCACTGTTTTCTATGCCTGCATCTACAGGTTTAGGTGTCATATCTTGCGGTGGTAATAGTAAAGACTCAATGTTGTCTACACCCAGTGCAGAATACATTCTGTAATAAGCCTCATATATACCCTGTGGTCCATGTATTTCAGGGTTAGACTGCACCATGGTTAATAGTTCTTGTGCCATAACCACTCTTTGACTCATGGAGAATATGTTTGGGTCAGAGACAGGTATGACATCTACCTTCTTACTAAAGTCTTCAAGCTTAACTTCTTTTGTGCCACTACCTGTTTCATATGGATAGACTGGTGGCAAGAACTCGCCAAAGACTCTAGCCAATATTTTAAATTCTGTTCTTTGTGAGTAGTGCAATCTTTTGTGTATAGCACTCATGACTTTTGTACCTTTTTCTAATAAAGCTACAGTTGTACCTACGGGCATAGCTGCATTACTATCACCAATGTTCATATCGGCTATAGATGCAAATCTTTTACCACTATCTACTAATAACCCAAGCAAGCTAAACAATACGTTGCTTGGTTCTTTGTAAGGCAATGGCATCAATGCATCACGCAAAGCACCACCCGGTGCGTCTATATCTCTAAACTCACCCGGTTGTAATGGAGATGCTTCATCTCTAATTCTTATGCCTCTAGCTTTAAAACCTGCGGGTAAATTAGATAATGTACCTGCGTCTATAAGCTGTCTTAAAATAGATGTTGTGGCTTTAGATAAACCACCAATCATGTGTG